GGCATGTCGCACCGCAGGGTGGCCGTGAAGGGCACCGGCAGCGAACCGTCGTTGCGCAGCACCGCCGCCGTGCCGTCCCGCTTGATGCCGTAGATGTGGCTGTCGTAGCAGACGGGGAAACGGAATGCCTTTTCGTACCCGCCCAGCACGCTGCTGACGGCGTTCAGATCGTACCAATAGGGTTTCTCGCTGTAGAGCATCAGCTCACAGCGCGGGTCCGGCGTGTAGCTGGAAAAATAAGGCAGTTTTTGCAGCACGAAGCGGGTGAAATAGTGGTCGCCAAAATAGAGGGTGCCTTTGGTGAAGTAGGGCAGCTTTTTGGTAAAAGCTCTTGCACGGGTCAACGCATCCCTGCCCCAGAACACAACCGACAGGGTGCGGGACACGCCGGAGACGCTCTGTCCCTCCACGGTGTCGCCCACCTGACCGACACCCTGCGCGGTTTTCAAGTCCACGTCGATGCCGTTGAGCGGGTCGAGAGCGTAAGGTGTATCGTAGTCCCAGCCCAGATGCAGGACGGCACCGGCATCAGTCACGATTTTGAGATGGTCCTTAAATAGCACAGTGTCCTCCTTTCATCGTTTGCGGGCCTTGGCCTTGTCGGCTTCCCAGCGGGCTTCCCGCTGCTGTGCGGCTGCGGTGTCGTGGCCGTTGTAAAAGTTCTGGGTGATGTTGGTATCGCCCTCGCGGTGGTAGCTGTTGGCAGCGGACACCACCTGTGCGGTGCCGGAAGCGGCCACGGTGGAGCCGAGACGCATGTTGTCGGAAAGCACCAGCGCCCCCGCCTGCCGGATCATGTCGGCAAGGGCGGAGTTGGTCTTTGTCAACACCTTGGTGTTGGCGTTGATGGCGTCCTCAAGGCTGCCGGTGCCGGTGGTGATGTCCACGCTGCCCATGCTGCCGGAGCCGGAGGACCCGCCGGAAGAGCCGCCGCGCCCGGACGAGCCTTTCTTACTGAAAGAGCCGCCGATCGAGGCAACGATGCCCGCGATGACGGCAGCAAGGGCTACGCCCGCTGCCACCATGAGCAGAGCCTGCGGAGTGCCAAAGCCGGTAGGGAACAGCGCCGCAGCGATGGCATCCAGCATTGCTACGACCGCGCCGCCGATGGCACCGATCAGGCCGCCCAGCGAAGCAAGAATCTCCGGGAATGCAGAGATCAGACCGCCCTGCAGGCCCTTGCTGATGGCGAGAGCCACCGCACTCAGCGGCCCCTGCAGGCCCTGAAAGACCGACACGAGGGTGGAGCCGAGGCCCTGCGCCTGCTGCCAGACCTCCCCAAAGCCGCCGGTCAGGCCGTTCACGATCTGCCCGCCCAGATCAATTGCACCCTGTACCAGCTGGTCGCGGGCACCGCCCAGCGCTTTGTTGAGCTTAGTCACGATGCCGAGGGCGAAGGACTTCACCTGCTTTTTCTGGTCGCCGGTCAGGCCGTCGTAGATGGTGCTTGCGACCCACTTGCCGACGGAGAGCCAGTCCTGATTCTTGACGGCGGTGTACAGGTCATCGAAGGTACCCAGCACGCCGGTGTTGGCGCTGTCCTGCAGCTCCTTCCACAGGCCGTCGAAGGTGTCTGCGCTGGACTTTTTGATTTTCTCGGCCACCTGCACGGTGCCGTCTGCGGCGATGGTCTTGACCCGCTCGATGGTCACGAGGGCACCGTCCACCACGTCGTCGTAGACCTCGGTGATGACCTGCTTCTGGGTCTCGGTGCCGTCGGTCAGGGTCTCGGTGACGGTCTGGGTGGTGGTCTTGACCCCGTCTGCCAGCGTCTCGAAGGTGGAAGTGACCGTCTTGGCGGTCTCGCGGACGGTCTCCATGGTCTGCTTGATGGTCTTGGTGCCGTCCGCAGCAACCTCTGTGATGGTCTTGACATCTTTCAGCACACCATCCACCATCTGGCGGGAAGTCTCGGTGATGACCTGCTTTTGCTGGGTCTTGCCGTTGGAGAGCGTTTCGGTGATGTTTTCGGTGGTGCGGGTGATTTTGCCGTCGATTTCGGTCGTGGTGTCCGAGATGGACTTGACGACTTCTGCGGCGGCCTGCTTCGTGGCCTTGCTGGCCTTCTTGGCTCCGCTGGTGATGGCAGGGTAGGGGTTCGCGGCTGTCTGGCTCCCGGCACGGCTGCTGCCGTTGCCGGAGCTGCTTGTGCCCTTCGGGACCCATCCGTTGTCATCGTCCCATTCGAGGTCTTTGTGGGAGCTGTCCCACTGTTTCGCGTTCTTGCGCTGGTTGTAGTTGTTGATGGCGTTGTTGTAGGCGGAGTTATAAGCATCTGCTGCAGCGCCGATGCCGTTCTTCAGGTTGGCCAGCGCTGCCGCTGCGCCTTCGATTTTTGCGACCAGATCATTGATCCAGTCCACCACCGTGCCGATGGCGTTCTGTGCGATCTTTTTTACAGACGCAAATGCGGAGTTGACGGCATTGCGGAAGGTCTCGCTGGTCTTGTAGGCCGTCACGAGGCCTGCCGCCAGAGCCGCCAGAGCCGCCACTACAAGGCCGATGGGGTTCGCCTTGAGAACCGCGTTCAAACCTGCCTGCGCGACTGCAAGACCGGTCGCCCCGGCTTCTGCCGCTTTGTGGGCAGCGGTCATGGCCGTGGTTGCGGCAGTGTGGATCACTTCGATTGCAGTAGCGGCAGCCACATAGCCCTTGTATGTCAGGAATGCCGTTCCGGCAGCGGCCACAACAGCCGTTGCAATGCCGATGGTCTCCTTGAGCTGGGCCATCTTCTCGTCGCTGTCGAGGAAGGAGACCACCACCTCGTTCAGCTTGACTACCAGCTCACCCAGAGCCGCAAACAGGCCGCTGGTCAGCTCACCGGTCAGGGCGCTGACATTATCCTTCAGGGTGGACATGCGCCCGCTGAAGGTCTGGCTGGCTTCCAGCATACCGCGGTAGAACTGCCCGCCCTGACTGGTGGCGGCTTCCACAGCCGCTTCCAGCTCGCTGAAGCTGACCTTGCCATCCGAAATGCGCTTGTACAGGTCGGACATGCTCTCACCGGTGGCGTCGCAGATCTGGTTCAGCGGGTTGAAGCCCGCATCGATCATCATGTTGACGTTTTCCAGCGTGACCTTCTGGGCCGAGGACATCTTGCCGTAGGCGCGGGTCAGGGTCTGCAGCTTTTCGGCGTTGCCCAGCGAGATATCGCCCAGCCGCTGCAGCACGCCGGTGGTGTCGTCTGCCGCAATGCCGAACTGCAAAAGGGTCTGGGTGCCGCTGGTCAGGTCGTCCAGCGAGAAAGGCGTGGACGCCGCCATTTTGCGGATCTCGGAAAGCTTTGTGGCGGCGGCTTCCTCACTGCCCAGCATGACCTTGAAGTTGGTCAGGTAGCTTTCCATGGTGGCGTTGTAGTCCACGCCGCTCTTGACCACCTCGGCCAGCTTGGACGAAGCCTGTTTTGCAAAGTCCGCGATCATCTGCCCGGCGGCTACCGTCCACTTACTGGTGCTTTTTTCGGCCGGGTCGCTGTTCAGCCTTACTTCGCCGGTGATGCTGAAATCTGCCACTGTGTCCACCTCTCATTCGGAGCGCGGGCACAAGGGCACAGGCTGTTATAACTTGATCTCTACCTCCCGCTTACAGGCGGGATTTTTGCATTTGACCCACACACCGGCAGCTGTGGCGTGCAGCTCTGCCCACACCGGCAGCGCCCGGCCGCAGTAGGGGCAGGGCACCGGGGCGCGGCTAATGCCGGAACCGTGCGAGGAACGCGGCATCATGCTCTTCGACCGAAACGACACGGGCGGCACCCCCTCTCAGCTCAGCAGGCAGGGCAAAGCGCTCCTGCAGGTCGGCATAGTGGGCACGCATACTGCCCTCGTACTCGGACAGGTCCATGGTGCGCCAGCTCATGATCTTGGCCATGAGGGTCTCCTCCGGCAGGGCCGCGAACAGTGCCCGGAACCGGAACCAGTGCACCCGCTCCCGGGTCAGGTCGATGCCGTAGGCCTGCTGGAACGCCGCCACGATGTACCCGGCATCACACTGGTAGTCGAAGGCAAGACCGGAGGAGGGCGCGGTACTGCTTTCAGCTGCGGCGCTCTCGGCTGCTTTTTCGCCCGCCTTATAAAACTCGATCATGTACCCGTAGGCGTCGATGATCTTCTGAGGGTCGTTCAGAAAACAGTGTGGGTCTTTGTAAAAACGCCAGAGGGCGCTGACCGCAAAACCGATGGGGTCATCTTCTGTCTGGCCGCGCACATAGGCGTTGACCAGCCAGACCATGGGCCGGAAATCCGGGATGATCTCGTGTCCGTGCCACCGGGTGGGCAACTCGTCCAGCAGCAGGTCAGACATGGCGCTCGGATGCCAGCTGCAGAGCGTACTCTGCCAGCTGCTGCATGGCGTCGGGGTCATCCCGCAGGGCATTCACAGCCTGCCGGGCATCGATCAGCTGGTCGGTCTTGCGGCGGGTCCCGGCTTCCGTGTCCGGCCAGAAAGTGTTGGTCTGGGTGATAGGCTGCTGCGCCGGGCGGCTTGCCACCTGCGGGTGGAAACCCTCGCTGCGGGACACGGGTTTCTGTTTGCGCTGCTGCTTTGCTGCTGCGCGGCGCTGCTCCCGGTTCATGGGCTGGGCGGCTCTGGCGGCATAGCGCTGTTTCTCGGCAGCAAAGGCGTTGCCCAGCTCTTCGATCACGTCATAGATGGGGGCCATGTTGTTTTCATCCAGACCCAGACGGGCGGATGCGCCTGCACCGAGGATCTCGTCGATGCAGTCCATGGCAATGCGTGCCTGTGCACGTGCATGGTCGCCCAGACGGACGCCGCCGCGCCGGAACTGCTCCGACTCCTCGGCGCTCCGGCGCTGCATCCGCTCGTTGGCATCCTCAAAGCGGTCGAGGTCGTTGGCGTTCATCAGGGAAAACTCAAATTCCTGTCCACAAATAACCATGTTCTGGCTCCTTTCTTGGGCCGTGCCCCGGTTCTGCCCCGGGAAGAACTGTTTTCACGGCATAAAAAATCCCCGTTCCGGGCGGAGCGGGGAAAGCGCGGGAGGAAGATCAGCCGGCGGCTGCGGTCGTATAGTCGAATGCGTCCGGCAAGCCGATGCCCTTGACGTCACAGGCAAAGGTGGCCGGAGAACCGGCTGCGCCGCCTGCGTCCGAGGTGACGATGAGACTGCAAGAGCCCTTCTCGCCCTTGCCGGTGCGCAGGCTGAAGTAGATGTACGGCACAATGACATCGCTGCCGGTGCCGAATACGATCTTGCGGGACAGCAGGAAGTCCTGAAACGCATCGCCCACGCAGCGGTTGCCGTTCACCGACAGGGTGCGCTGCACAGCGCTCTTGGTGTCGGTGGGGCCGCTGCGGATGAAGGTGTCGGAGGTGGTGGATGTGTTCAGGGCGCCGGAGTGCTCCTTGACGTGGTCGGCGCAGACGATCCACGCGGATTCCTTGTCCTGGCTGGTCTCGGTCTGGATGGCGAATACAAAATCGTCTGCCGTCTCGATGCCGGTGTAGGACGCGCTGGGCGTGATGCCGGACTTGGTAATGGCTTCGGATACGGTCATATCAAAACTCCTTTCATTTTGGCATGTAGTAGGTCAGGCGCATTTGCAGCTGCATCTTACAGCTGCCCGCGCTGTTTGTGACGATGTAGCCGCCGCTCGTCACGGCAATGCCGGTAGGCATCTTGCCCCCGCCGCAGGCCGAGAGGTCGGGCAAGTTGTGCCGGGCGTCCTGCCGCATGACCCACTCGGTGAGCTGCTCAAAAAAGCCGCTGTTCTGGATGCTGACGGCGTCCACCTCGCTGTACTCCCGGCGAGACAGAAAGAGGTAATTCTTCGCCATTTCCCAGCCGGAGATGTACTCGGTGATGATGGGATCACCGGGGCTGTCCTCGATGGAAAAGGCGGTGGATTCTTCTTCCAGCCCGGCAATGCGGAAGGCTGCGCCGGTGGCTTCCTGCTCTTCGGCGATCAGCGGGCAGGTCTTGAGCCATGCCCGCAGGGCGGCAATGGTGGGCTTTACGGTCTCGCTCATTTGTTCCCTCCCAGAAACTGCTTTGCGGCATCGTGGGCGAACTTTTCCAGCTCGTCCTTGTGGTCGGCAATGGCCCGCTGGCCCCAATAGGAGCCGCGCAGGCCGTTCTCACCATGCAGACCCTTGCCCTGTTCATGCAGATAATACTGCCTGCGGGCATAGGGCGTATTGTACACCAGCAGACCTTCCTTGAAGTCGGATGCCTGATTCACGCTGTTCTTCAGCGTGCCGGTGTCAAAGGGCACATAGGGGTCTACCGTTGCCGCCACTTTCTGTGAAAAGGCAAACTGCAGCTTTGCGAACCGTGCATCCATGTCGGCCTGAAAGCCGGGCCGGAACGTGATCTTGAAATCAAAAACCGGTGCGCTCATGCGATCAGCTCCCTTCCACATGCCAGTGGGGCAGCAGCGGCTCCCGGTCGTCCGAGACAGCCGCCGCTGTGCAGCACAGGTGCGTTTTTTCAAGCCGGGCATACTCTTCGGCGGTCAAGGCAGGCACCGCGCCCTGCACCAGCTTCCAGCCGCGTTTCAGGGTCCAGTGCTTGGCCTTTTCCGCCGCAGACAGCGCCGCCCACTGAGCGTAGGGCAGATAGCCTGCCGTGCACACGCTGGCCGGGATGCGGATGTGGGTGGTGCGCTCCGGGTCCTTGGCAGTACCGGAGCCTGAGGTGGAGCGGCATTCTCGCCAGCTGCACCCGGCGAACACCCAGCACACCGGCATGTCAGTCTCGGTGGCAGTGTCGTGGATGAGGTTCACAACAGTAACGGCTGTCTGCATCACAAAATCCCCCTGTACAGCAG